ATGCACTATACGCAGTTTCTTTTTGTCCATTAATTTCATGGAAGTATCCATCCCACCACTTCTCGAAATTCTCTCTACTTGTCATTATGATTAATCCTCTGTAGGTAGTTCTTCGTATTTATTGGCATTCATTTTGCAAACACCAATCTTTCACTACCATATTGCAATGTGTAATTACCTAATTTAATGTTTTTCATATATTTCCTTTTGTATTCCTGCTATAGAGCAATGGCTACTTAATAACCACGCGCATTTTGCTTTCAAGATGTGCGCCATTGACTACATCACCACCTTGTATAGCCTCTTTAATAAGCGTCTTACTTATCTGCGCTACTGGTGGTGGTGGCATCGTTTTATAGCAATCTTCAATAAGGCTTTCATCATCAATAATCACGCTTACAGGGTTATGCTGCAACTTTGCTGTAAACGTGAAATTAGGCGCGCTAATCTCTGTAATTCCATTAGCTTGCATATTGACTAGCAAATAATCTTTTAAGCTATCATGGCGTGATTGCATAGCTTTCTTGCGTGCTGTTAGCTCTGTAATAGCGCCATCAAGTAACTTGATATTGGCATCTTCATTTTTAAGATAAGCCACTACTGCAAGCTGTTTATCAGCTAGTGCAATCTGTGAACGGTTAAAGCTATCAATATCTATCTCGCCTGTTTCTTCATCGATATAGTTTTGTAGCTGCGCTAGTTGTGTTGTTTGGTATAGGTTCATTTTATTTATCCTTAATCACGACTTATTGGCATTGCGTGAATAGTTATCAAAATGGAATATCTTCTTCTAGTCCATCCATAGCATCTTTAGGCTGTGGCGCATGACCAGACTGTTTAGCAAAAGTAGCCCATTCAGGTGAACCTTTAATATATTCCTGAAGCTTTTCATGAAAGCTATTAAATATAGCCATATCAATATCATCTAAATCAAATATCTGATTTTTATGCACTGGCTCAGGTTTAGCCATTGATTTATGAAGTGGTGATATACCAGCAACATTAGAGTATGTTTTACCGTTAGAATCGCTTACAGTGACGTTTAACATGCAATAAACACCAAGTACACTAGTGACATTAAAGCCTTGCAGTTCTTCAGGTGTGAAGTCACGCCCACGCCATGCTGATAGGTCTTTACGCAATGATGCTTTTTCACCTAAACTTAGCGTATATGTTTTATTGATAGTCATCGGCATTTGTTTACCATCAATATCCATAGTCAATGGCTCATTGTTTTCATCTTCGCCAAATATTTCCCATGCAAGGCGAATCTTACGATTAGTGGTAATACCATATTGACCGTTAGTTGTTTGAGTACCTAAGTCTGCAACGCTAAAGCATCGTGCAATATGTGAACCTGCTGGCACGCGTTTAAAATTACCTCCACCTGTATCTGTTGCTGTTAATGCCATAATATTTCTCCTAGTTAAATTCAATCATTAGGGTGATTGATGACCCATATAAATCGTTAGCAAGTATTTCTAAATATTGGTTATGCTCATCTTGTTCAAATAGCCACAATTGATACTCTTGTTCTTCTTGCTCTTGCTGTGCTTGTAGATAGCTATCATCACAATAAGCATCGTTAGCCATATCAACCTACCGTGGCAAATGCAATCACGCCATAAAACACAAGAATGAAGCAGACAGCGTGAAGAACATCTTTAAAGTTAATGTTTTCATCTACTTTGTTTTTACGGTAATCGGTCATTTCGTTCTCCATTTATTCTCTTGCTGTTCTTTTGCTTTTTGGCTCAATAAACGCTGTAATTTTTCAGCTTGTTCTTTAGCGACTTGGCTAGTTACTTCGTCCCATAGAGTTACAGTCATGATTAGCCTTTCACCACAGCATCACGTACAGCCGTTAAACATACATTTGCATGAGATTTAGCGAAGATAATGAAGTCGGCAAGGTGAATATCTCTATCCTCTTGAGTTCTTCCGTTAGTGATGCCCCAATACGCTAACAACATGGCTTTACGTGTAGCGCATTGCTCATCTTCTGGTGCAAAGTTATTGATTGTGCTGTCTAGCTCAAACATATTGCCTTCAAGCATGAATTGCATTTCTTCATCAATGTCAGCTTGAGTCTGGTCAAACTGTTTGTATGCTAAGTTGCTCATCTCATTCTCCTAAATTTACTGTATCGCTTAAAGGGACTTAGCTATTGCCAGCGAAACGCCCTCATGGGGATTAATGCACGTTCTGTTCTTTAACACGGTGTTTTGCGTTGATGTGTAATTTAACCACAGGTTAATACATAGTGCAAGCATTAATTTAACTTTAGGTTAAATAAAATATTTAGACGTAAAAAAACCAGCGCAATGGCTGGTTAGCTTGATTATTCAGATGTCATCTAATATCAGATTAATACGATGTACAATTTACAGAGTTGCCATTTGATTCACAGTGGGTATTTTTAATAGTATTTTGATTTTTCTTAATGGCGCTTGCTCTTTGCTCACCATCTTTTAATTGCATATATAAATTCTGCCATTCGACACGTGCATCAATATTAGATATTTTATTATCTTTTACTTGTTGCATTAATTGTTCACCTTTAAGCATATAAAATTTATATCCATCATTAGTTTTTGCTCTTGGATCACTAGATGTTGCCAGCTTTGTGCATGAATATATATCTTCAAATGCTGTATATTTAGTTTCACATTCCGATTGTTTCTGTCCAATTGTACTGCACCCAGTCAAGGCCAGTAGTATTAATAAATATACTCTCATTGCGATTCTTTCTGCTTGTTAGCATTAGGGCTTGGATTTGCCAATTTATCATTTGGATTATCTTTACTGTATAGAAAGTTAGCGTATGACATAATCTCATTCTGATGATCTTCTTTCATCATTCGATAAAACATTAGAAGCTGTCTTTCTAGTTCGTTCTCTACCATTAGCGTTTCATTGCCGAGCAACTTATCAATACTTGTATTTAATACTTCAGCTACTACAACGGCATTTTCACGTGAAATCTTACCTGTTTTAATCCACTTAGTAACGGCAACATTCGATACGCTTGATTTTTCAGCAAGCCATCCCTGTGTCTTTTTCAACTCTTTTAGGCGAGTTTTTATAAATATGCCGATTAGATTTTCCATCATTCTATTCTAATTCCATAAAAATATTAAAAAAGTAACTCTAGGTTAAATTAACCCTTGCATTGATAATTAACCTGTGGTTAAATAACGGAATGGAAAACACAAACATTCAACCAATTGCACGCGCCGCTGAATTAACTGGCGGTATGACTAATTTAGCTTTGCTTTGTGAAGTTACCCCTCAAGCTGTTTTTAAGTGGTTGAAAAAGAACAAGGCACCAGCAGATCGTTGCTTACAAATTGAGAAGGCGACTAAAGGCAAAGTGACTCGGTATGACTTACGGCCTGATGTATTTGGTATTAAAAAGTAATTCATAAAGCTACTTTAACCAGTAGCTAATTTTTTGCAACATTTAGTACGTGTAACAGTACGTGTAACACATAGAACATTTTGAAAGGTGGCAGATATGGAGCGATTTGAACAAATTACGCAACAGCTAAATATGCCGTTCTATCAGTTATTAGCAGATGTTAAATTCATTGATCAATATTTAGTTTCTAAATGCAAATCTGAAAATGATGCAATTTTACTTTGCTGGAATAAGAGAAGAACAAAATTTACGCTTACTCGAGCAAGTGAAATATTAGGAATACCTAAATCACACCTTTCAAACATTCTCAACGGTAAAAAATACTTTCCTAATGGAATGCAACAAGATTTTCAATTGATGTGTGGGAATTGGGCAATACGCCAACATGAAGATTTTGTTTTAGGTACAACTACAGCAATAGAAACTGTTCAGCAAAAGATAGAAAGACTTGAGATTGAAAATGCAATGTTAAGGAGAACAGCATGATACCTACATGGCTTATTAACACATTCAGCATTATCGGCTTCATGACTGTATGGTGCGTAGTAGTCGGCTATATTGCTTCTCGTTTGTTTAGTTTAACGAAAGACGAAGATTATGAGTAATTATAGAAAGCTTACAGAAAATGTAATGTCATTCTTAGGTTCTACAAGTGATCTATGTGGAAGAATTCACGCAGATAGATTTTCTCAAGATATGTATTGCCAATTAGTTGAAGGTAATATCTCCTCACCAATTGAGGATTTATTTTTTATAGCATTCCACTCCTTAGCTTTATCAGTATATCAAGATATTAATCCGGAGCCATTTTTTAGTGATAGAGATAAAGAGTGGAAGATTGGATATGGCGTATTTATACATCCTCAAGCAAAGATTGGAAAATACAAAGTTGATTTTCTAATAACCCAAAATAATATTGGCCCTGATGAAATTTATACGCCAGTAATTATTGAATTAGATGGTCATGATTTTCACGATAAAGATAAAAAACAAAGAGCATACGAAAAGGCTAGGGATAGATTTTTTGTAAAAAGTGGATATAGGGTTTTGCACTTTACTGGTAGTGAAGTCGTAAAAGACCCATTTGCTGTTGCATTTGAAGCCTTTGAGCTTATTGGCGGGAATATTGGTTCTGAAATTATTGAATATAACCCTAATAATCCATTAGGGATTGAATAATGGCTAGAGCTAGAAACATTAAGCCTTCATTCTTTAAGAATGAATTGTTAGGTCAAGCAGACCCATTGCTTGGAATGCTATTCATTAGCCTATGGACTTTAGCAGATAAAGCAGGTCGTTTAGAAGATAGACCGTTACGCATCAAGGCTGAAACGTTCCCTTACCGTGATGGAATAGATATTAACGGTTATTTAACGGAACTTGTTGCGTTAGGGTTTATTGACCGTTATGAAGTTGATGGAATTAAGATTATTGAGGTAGTTAATTTTACTAAGCATCAAACACCACATTCAACTGAAAAATTAAGCGAACTACCTTCTAAACCAATAGCAGAGCCAATAACGTTAAATAACGCAAGTCCTTCCGTTAATGGTCACATTAATGTACTGATTCCTGATTCATCTAATACTGATTCCCTCTTACTGATTCCTGATTCCCTTAACCTGATACCAGTGAAAAACCACGTATCAAAAAAATCTAAAAAAGTTACTGAATATTCTGATAGACCCGATTTTATTAAATTTTGGAGTATTTATCCAAATCAAGATAAGAAACTACCTTCATTTGAAATTTGGATAAATATTAATCCACCTATAGATCTAATTATTGATGCTCTTGCATGGCAAGTTAAAACAGAAAAATGGGTAAAAGGGTTTATTCCACTACCAACAACGTATTTAAACCAAAGGCTATGGGAGAACGAAAAGCCAAAAGATTGGTTTGAAGATTGGCTAAACCCTAATGAAGAAAAAGAGGTCATCAATGGTTGATGCAGACAAAAAAGTTTTCTGGTCGATGATTAATATCACGATGGAATTATGCAATAGGCCAGCACTGAGCAAAGAAGCGATTGTAGGTTACTGGCAGAGTTTGAGTAAATACGATTTAGACACAGTAAGAACTGCGCTAGATACTTGGGTTGATAGCAGTAGCAAAGCGCCTACACCACACGACCTGAAAGAACTATGCAAGCCTAAAGAAGAAATTTACAAGGCTTTACCAAGACCTAATAGCCGTGAAGCTAACAAAATTCAAGCGCAAAAAGTAATTAGATTAATTGAAAACAGCGTTAAAAAACAAAGCCGTGATTGGGTTAAGTATTGGACTGATATTTTAGACAATCCAAAGCAGCATAAAGAAATAACTTTAATTGGTGCTAGACAGGCACTTGTTAATTTAGGCCATAAACGTGTGTAGTAATTGTGGGACAGCAACATACAACATGGCGTGCATTACCTGTATGTCGCGCTGGATTTTGCGCTTAGACAAGTCGCAAAGGTTAAGAAGCATTGAGTTAAACGGTAAGCATGATATTGATGCTTTGAAGGCTGAGATTATTAGATTGGATAAAAAATGTTAGTACATGACCATTTTCAAAATTTTAAAAGATACAACATACCGCCAGCCCAATTGGTTATCGCAGATATTCCATACAACATAGGCATTAACGCTTATGGCTCTAACCCAGCTTGGTATGTTGATGGTGATAATAAGAATGGTGAAAGTAAGTTAGCAGGAAAAGCTTTTTTTGATACTGATGAAGATTTTAAACCAGCAGAGTTCATGCACTTTTGCTCACAAATGATGAAGAAAGAGCCAAAAGAAAAAGGCGCTGCACCTTGCATGATTGTTTTCTGTTCTTTTGAGCAACAAATGCCATTGATTGAACTGGCTAAACAATATGGTTTAAACCACTACATCAATCTTGTTTTTAGAAAGAACTTTTCTGCACAGGTTCTAAAGGCAAACATGCGCGTTGTTGGTAATGCTGAATATGGATTGCTTTTATATCGTGACAAGCTCCCAAAGTTTAACAATAACGGGAAGATGATTTTCAATGTTATGGAATGGGAAAACGATAACGATTCGCTTGTTTACGACAAAATCCATCCAACACAAAAACCAGTAAAGCTAATTGAAAAGCTTATTAGTATTTTCACCGATGAGGGTGATGTTGTAATCGACCCATGTGCTGGTAGTGGTTCTTCTTTAGTAGCTGCAAACAATCTCAATAGGCGCGGATATGGTTTCGAGATTAAAAAAGAGTTTCATTACAAAGCAACTCAATGGATTGAAGAGTGCAAAAAGGTAAATGATGAAATTAAAGATGATGGATTTTCTAAACATTTAATTGCAAAAAGTAATACGAAACAGCAATGCATTTGGGGATAACAAATGAATGACTTAACTTGCTGTGACAGACCAGCACAATCAAATATGCATGAGAATAAGCCAGTAATTGTTAATGGTAGATACGAGCTAGAACCATGCTGGAATCGTATATGTAGCCGTTGCCATGCTCACTGGTACGGACACCCAGATAGCCTTAAAAAATATTCAAGCAAAGAATGGGATTTGATGATGGATAAAGCATTTGAAGAACCTGCAAAAGTGGAGTTGTAGAAATGAACAACACCAAAATATA